AGCGGCAACTTCGTCCGTTGAAACTTCAGTTTCTTCTTGTGATGCTTCAGCAACGACTTCTGCAGTTTCAGAAGTTTCAGTTTCTTCCATAGCCTGAGTCTTTGCAGCCTTTGCATCGCCCTTTGCAGCTGGTGCTTCAGCCTTTGTTACTGCAGCTGCAGCTTTCTTTCCAACTTCACCACCATCTGGATTTTCTGTGGTAGCACCGCCGAGATCTGCCATCTCTGCGTCTGGTTTCTGCATTGGATCTTTTGCAGCATTCATTGATGCTTTTAGAATTTCAGCAGCGGATTCTGATAATGTCTTTGCCATTGTAGTTAAACTCCTAAAGAGGTAATATTATTTATAAAATTTAAAGTTTTGACACAAAATTCTCAAAGATCTTCAATGAGATTTCGTCAATTTGCTTCTGCTTTGCATTCTTAATTTGGTTATAATATGCGTTGACATCTAATTCTTTTACAACGCCATTATCCCAAACCCACTCTTTACCTTCCATAATACCTTGAACGAAAGCACCTGGTGCGGATGGATCCGCTACAATATCAGCCGCTGTGGCTAGATAATAATCATCTTGAACCACGTTAACACCGTTCACTTCTTTAAGTGAACCCATTCCACGTGACGAGACACCTAGAGTTGCACCGCCTTCCATAAGAGACTTTGCGATTTTACCCATAGGTGTTTCAAGAATTTTTGCCTTACCAATCCATTGATTACCTTCTTGTTTCAATGAAGTGATTAAATGTGATACGCGATCTAGATTGATCGATGGGGAATCTGGATGACCCAATTCACCGAATGCGCGATTCTTCTGAACGTATTCTTCGTTGTATCGCTTTACTTCTTTTGCAAGAGTATCAGTCTTATACATACGACCGTTCTTATTTTTCATTTCTGCGACGAGAAATGGACCTTGAATGAAGAGAGTCTTCACACCGTTCTTTTCTTCGGTGATCAATTTAACTTCTTCAACTGTTTCGGTGATTAACTTCATTTATTTTAGCCCCAATGATTTACGTTTTACTAATGAACGTTTTCTTTTTATTAAAGCACGTGCAAGTTTGGCTTTTCTTTTTAACTTACCTTTACGTTGTCCAAGTTTTCTTCGACGACTTTCAGCAGGTGACATACGAATTAACTTGCCACCACGGATTGTGTAACCTTTTACAGCAGACACAACTTTTCTACGCTGAACCTTGCCGCCTCGAACTCGTGCACGAATAATTTTCTTTCGTCCCATTTTCTGGACGTTTGCTTCAGCAACAATTTCCCTTACAATTTTTGATACAATGCTCATTCGTCACCAATTGTAAATTTGACTCTGCTTAACGCAAAATGTGCTGCTTTTTCAAAACCTTTTGGGTTTGTGAGCATATCAGCAAACTTCTTTTTATTCTCATTATTCAATGCACCATGCACCATGTGAATGGCTTTTGCTGCACCATGACTGACTTTTAATTTTGATCCATCAGCAAACTTCATATGTTTTGCTGATGCTTTTGGATTTTCTTGTGATGCGTATGCTGATACTTGTTCAATGCTTTCCATCATATCTTCGTGATCAACTTCTTCAGCTGTCACATTTGGAACAATCTCAGGAAGTTGTCCTTGCTTGTATGGAACGCTAAATGTGATGCCAAGTTTTTCATGAACATACAACGCAACACGTTGACCATCTGGGAAAATACGAACACCTTTACGCTTTAGTACAAGCATCATTGGAGGATCGATACTTTCGTTGATTGATTCTGAGAGTTGTTCTTTGTCTAAAATTTCAACGCTGTTCATCAAATTTCTTCGAACAGCTTGAAATGCTTGTTGTGAACCAAGAGCTGCACTTGATAGCCCTGAATTGTATTTTGCAATTACATCTCTATGTGCTTTTGATAATCTTGCAACATCACCAACTTTCTGTTGACGAATAAGCGCAACTTTAAGTTGTGGCAATTCGCTAGACTTTAAAAGTCCAGCACGCACAAGAGCTGAAATTTTTGCCGAATTATCCTTCAGCGGATTCGGTGTCGACGCCATCGGTGCTTCCGTCAACTTCGACTTCAGTTGTTTCAACTTCATTTGTTGGTTCTTCTGTGTTTAAAATTGTTGATGCAATTTCTACTTTTTTAACTTCAAGCGCATCAGTGACACGTGTTGCAATTTCAGAGTTAAATGCAGCCGCAACAGCTTCTTTATCTCCCATCAAAGCAGCATTAACGATATCTAATGACGACATAATTATCTCCAATTATTTAGTAATTTGTTGAAATATTGAATTAATGTCTGATCTTGGCACTTCACCAGTAGAGACATTACTTGTTGGCACATTTGCAGTTGTCATGTCAGGTGCAGAAACTGTTGGTTCCCCAGCCTGTTCTTGTGCAATTTCTTCTCCCATCTTTTCAACATCTTCTTCATTAAGATGAAGAACATGTTTCTTAACCCATGCTCTAGAGAAGTATGTGCCGACATATGGATCAACTTGATTGAGCAATTGAATTCTGGAAGTCATCAAATCGGCTTCCTTCAATTCAATAAAGTTGTTATCTTTCAAGAAGTCATAGTGAATCTTTTCTTTTAATTCTTCCCACTCATCAAGAGAGCAAATGCCCTTAAGAGCAAGTTGACGTGAGAGCAATTCATCAAATAAAGTACTGAATTTTGAACGTAAACGATCAATAAACTTACTAAATTTTAATTCGTCTCGTGTGATCTCTGTTGCACGACCCAATGAGAATGTTGTTTGAGAATCTAAACGTGATGATGGGACGTTCAATGCTTTATATAACTTCTTTTCGAAGTAATTGACGTCTGACAATTCACCAAGATTTTGTCCAGCTGGAAGCGTTGTGATTTCAGTTGACTTACCCTCACCACGACGTGGAATCCAAAAATCTTCCATCATTGACATAAATTTGCGGTCGTCTTTAACTTCGCCAGTTGCCGAGTCATACACAACTTTATTACGGAACTTTGTCATGATATCACGAAGATATTGCTCTGCTTTGACTTTTGGCATATTGCCAACATCGATGTAGAACACACGACGTTCTGGTGCACGTGATAAACGATAGATCACAACAGCATCTTCAACCATTCGGAGTTGATTGAGTGGCTTGATTGCTTTGTGTAGATGTGAAAGTACGGTATTTTTCTTTGGATCTAACAAACCAGAATTCACATTGACGATTGCATCAGTTGCAATCTTTAATCCTGAATCCTGTGTTGAATTGCTGATCATGCTTTGACCTTGCGCCAAAGCCTTCTCATTGTAAACATAATATTCTTGAATACCAGCGTTTACTTCAACTCCAGTTCTTGGATCTTTTTTCTTTACTGCAACACGAACCTTTTTAATTTTTCTTGGATCCAAGTATAGTAACTCTTGAATTCCAAGTCTTGGTTGCTTTTCATCAATCAAAACCTGGTAGAACAATCTTCCATCAATGTACCAATTACGGAACACATCAGAACCAGAGTTTGAGAAATCTAACATGCGAAGAACATTTTGAAATTCTTCGCGGATCATTTCTTTAACATTGTCTGGTTGGTCAAGATCGTCTAGTAGTATTGTGACGCTACGACCAGCATTGTCGTGCACAATTGATTCGTTAACGATGTCATCAACTGCAGCTTCGAGTTCTGGCTGCATAGCCATCTCTCGATAACGAGTGATTAAGTCGTTTTCATTTTTAACGGATGCTTCTAGATCAAGATAAGTTCCAAAAAACCCACCAGAAACATTGATTGCACCGTCGTCTAAAACAGGTGCAGCAATAGGAGCCTGGATCGAGACCGTCTCAGGCTTCTTTCTTAAGATTTCGAAACCGAAAAGATTAATTGCCATTAATTAACTCCATAATATAAAACAAGTTCAAGATTAAACCACGTTTTCGGCGACTGCTTCCCACCATTGATATGCAAAAGTCACTGAGTATTCTTCGATAGCATCATTGTTGCCCCAATCTAGATCGATTGGTGCGAGATCATTTGGGAACAGACCGATAAACTTGTAGGTCTTGATCACTTTTCCTGTTTTACCATAGTGACGGACATAGGCGTCCGTACCATAGGAAATTGGAGTTGCGGCAGAAGCACTACGAGTATTGAAGCGATGTGAATTTACGCCATTCATCCAACGCTCAATTGCGTTACGAACAGTGAAATCTTCATCATTTAGAATGTTTACTGTCCAGTCGGCAAACGTTCTGTTTCCAGCAAACTTAACTTCACGTCCGAAGTATTGTACTGGAACTACACCAACCGTTGATCCAGGAATTTGCGCCGTTTTACACATGAAGCGTAATTTACGAGCAGCATTACCTGGCAACGAGAAAGATGGAAACGTCATTTCGACTTCAAACAGATTGGCTCTTGCGCCATCAAACTGCATTTGTGAACGAAATTCAGATACATTAAAAGCCATTGTATTCTCCTGACTTTATCTTAATCTATTTATTAGAAGCGACCAACGATCTCGTCGAAGGCAACGCCACTGCGTACAGCGACGAAGTTCAACTGGATGAAGTTTACACTTCTTGCTGGCTTAATGTAAATATCACCAACAAACTCGTTACGGTCAATGACTGCAGGAGTATTGTTTGTTTCATCGCAAACTACGCGGAAGTCGTAGATGCCACGACGACCTTGTACGTCGCGTAAAAATGGTTCCACAAGAGCGATAAATTGTGAGCGAGTAAATTCATCGTTGAATTCGAATAGGCTTGATCTTGCAGCTGCAGAGATTGCTTTTTCGAGTACAATGAACAAACGGCGAACATTGATGCGATCGAACGCTGATGGGCGACCTTGCATTGTCTTATCACCAAAGAGAACTGTGCCCTCTCCAGGGAATGAAACAACTGGGTTCACACCTGCCTTATACAGTGCATCGCGCTCTGCTTGAGTTGGGTTGAATGACAACTTAACAAGATTTCTGATTTGTCCGCGATTCAATCCTGCTGGAGAGAACCATGGATCTCTTTGTAGGTCTGTACGAACGCAAAGACCTGCAACATCAGAGTTTAGTGGAATCCAACGATAAACGTCGTTGTATTTGTCGTACTGATACTTCCAACCAGAATCCATCACACCATAAGATGTGTCAAGCAAACCAGATCCATTTCGGAAGTTAACAACGTCAGTGCTCTTTGCTGTTGACGTTACTGAGTTTGCATATGGAGGAGAAATAAAGGCTACTGCATCTTTTCTACCGTCTGCAACGTTCAAGTATTTGTTTGCAACAACCGTTGAGCTGATTGATGCATTAGAAGAAATACCACAATCACCTGCAAAGAGTAATGACACATCAATCTTTTCTTTATTCGTAAAGAGATCGATCATGTTAACAAAGTCTGCTTGGCTTGGGATACCATCTGTACCATTTACAAACGAGTAGTCTGCAATTACTGGTGAGTGTAGTGGCGTTCCTGATGCTGCGGCTGCTGCAACAGTACGACCCCAAGAGTTAGCAACGTTGCTACCTGGAGCATGACCCAACCAGTGAATCCATTGAGATGTTCTGTACAATACTTCTTTATAGTAAATGCTTGCACCGTCATCGCCCTTGGCATCTGAACACTTTGAAAGATTTGAGTATCTTTCAAGAACGGTGTTTGCAGTTCCTGTGATTGTGCCATCTTCGTCGACGACAATGATGTGTAATTCATCTTTAAGCGTTGAGTTGCCAGTCTTTGATACAACAAAGTTTGAAGTGTTTGGTGCGCCGTCGAAATATGGGGCGAACAACCAGCTGTCAAATGTTGATTCAGAGGCGCAAACAGAAACTCTTAAAGAATTGCCGAGAGCTCCTGCATAACGAGCGCAGAACGCGACGTTAGCATTTGCTGAACCGTAATTGTTTACAAAGTATTCTTCATCATTCATTACAGTAATGTTGTGTGAAGAATTTGAAGTTGCATTGTTTGATTTGTCTGTGGTTGCGCTACAAACGCGAACAACTCTCAAGTCGTTTCCGTATGATAGGAAGTTTGCAGCAGACAAGAATGATGCAGCTGTATTTGAATCTGGAGCGAAAAACTTTTGTGCAAGATCAGATTCGCTTGAGACCTGAACTACTGTGTTTGCTGGACCCCAGCGGAAAAATCCAACAGTACCGCCTGTTGAAGTACCGACTGCAGGGACTGCTGTGGTTAAATCAATTTCAGAAGTATTAACTCCTGGAGAAACTAAGAATGCCATGTTTTCGCTCCTGTGAATGGAGATTTAAGAATCTTACTGGTTATTTAGTATTTTGGGGGTTTTAACGATTGACCACAGTCCAAATTGAGCCACCAGAAATAAACTGATTTTCTCCATTATCAACTTCGTCATGACCTGCAATAAAGTTTGGAAGAGCTTCTTCTTCGATCTGACGCATTTGTTCTTCATGCAACTTTTCTTTAATGTTGGTATTCGTCAGATCAGCAAAGAAACTCTGATTCGTCATCCAAGAGAAAAGCACAAGAGTCATAACTAGGTCGTCATGGCTTCCTTCCTCTGCTTCATAACTTGTTCCTTTGGATATGAAAGTCGAAAGTTCTGAGATTGTATCGAAATCTTGTAAGATTATTTTTTGCGATTCGATCAAATTCTTAAGAATTGAACACCCAAGACGTTTGACAGACTTTGTTGTACGAATTCCGCGTTGCGATTTATTCCCATAACCCCAAGTGAGTGCAATCTTGCCCTTTACATCTACCGTCGACAAGATATTCTCATATTCGTAATCCTCGAACAGAGAATCAACGACTTGCTGACCGTTGTCATTGATTTCAACTAACGAATATGCTTGATTATAGTAGTCGCCGATGCGTTTAATGATAGAAGGATAAACTAATGGACTAATGTTATTGTCCTTATATGTGCAGACCTGTTTATAGGGTATCTCAGTTACGTCGATTACACTAAAAGCTGAGTAGTCTAATCCCTTACCTCGAGATGTATCTGAAATTATGACGTAAGTGTGGTTTGAGATCGGAGCCTGATAAATCTTAATTCCATTATCCGATT